GAGCCGTGTCACGTGTTCCGAGTGGCGTGATGGTTCACGCGGGGCTATTGATCAACCGGGGATGAACCCGTACCAGGGGGATGACTGATGACAAACTGGAATGACGCGCCTGTCAAGGGCGAGGGCATGGTGGTGGATTGGGGGGATGGTATCAAGCCGACCAAACCCAAGGTCGAGACAACCTACGTGGAGCGTAGGGTGCCGACCCATTTGGAAGAGAAGGCGCATTGGTTGCTGGACACTTTTTTAACTGCAGAGGGTTACGACCCGGAGGAACTATGAAAGAAACGAATGATGACCGGGACATTCCGGTCTTGAGGATCACCATGGAGCAGGCGGGCTGTTTGATCGAGGTGAATGTTCCGGTGGCCGCGCTCCCTGGCATTTTGGACATGAAGGAGTACATGCGCAACACGGGTGCTGACATGTATGCCCGATTGCTGCACATGATGGAGATGCAAAAGCGGGGAGAGAGTAATGACCGAGGAGGATGAGGCCTTTGAGCGCATTGAGCATGCCCAGGGTTGGCGCAAACGTCAGATTGCTGACAAGGTAGTGCTGACCAGGGAGCTTGATCCGTACCGTGCGAGGGTACGTAACGAGACCATTGAGGAGGTTGCGCGGGCCGTGGAGAAGTTCTCGTCCTCCTTTGGCCCTGACACTGTCAGCAGCTTTGCGATCTACATCAGGGGGATGAAGCGATGACCATAGAAGCAATGAAACAGGCGCTGGAGGCGTTGGAGAAATGCAAAAAGGCGCTGGCAGAAGAACTTAGCGCATGGGACATTGACCCGCCGCTGCACCATGTTTTGGAGGCGCATGACCTGTGCGACCCCGCCATCACATCCCTACGCCAAGCCATAGAGCAGGCTGAGAAGCAGGAGCCGGTGGCGTGGATTGAGCACGAATGGAGTGGCACAGGACTTCGCCATCTTCATTTTGAGCGCCGTGAAGCAAGTTTGCGCGACGAGGTGGTCAACCCAATTTGGACACCCCTCTACACCACCCCACAACCACAGCGTGAATGGGTTGGGCTGACGGATGAGGAGATTGAGATTGTGTCCGGTGACTACACGGAATCGGAAGGTTTCAAACATGGCGCACGATGGGCGCTAGACCAACTCAAGGAGAAAAACACGTGAGCAAACAAGAGCAAAGCAAACGGCTTTATCAAGCAGTTGAACGACTGGCATTACAGGCCGGTGAAGACACCGATGAAACTATTGATTGGTTGTGCGGTGAGCATGGCGGCATGGCAAAACTGTTTGAAAAATTCTTTTCACCCACTATGCAACACCCACGTGAATGGGTTGGGCTGACTCAGCAAGACATCGACATTGCCTTTGATGACACGCAAGAGGGCGGTGGGTTTAATGAGTTTGCTAGGGCGATTGAACAGACATTAAGGAGAAAGAACACATGACCACCAAGTTACACAAAGAGGCCATTGCCGCAGTCGAGGCGTGGTGCAAAAAGAAAAAATGGAAGCTGATAAGCAAGCCGCGCCACGTTCACCCGCAGGCGTATGTGGTGGGGTACGCCGCATCCAAGTGCCTCATTGTTTCAAAGTGTTGGGCCGACAGCGAACCGCAAATGAAAGAGTGGGACAAGAAGTATCCGCTGGGGATCGTGCATGAGTTTGACGACTCTTTGCGCCCCGGTGACTGGTGTACTGTGGCTTATGTAAGCACTGTCGGATTCGGGCAACCCGTGGCGATACCAATTACAAAGTAAAGGAGAGGAACATTTGAAAACCCTGAACTGGAAAACCTGGGGCATCAACCAATGGGTGCTGGAAGCAGCCGATGGGGAAGTGCTCGATGAGATCAGCCGTGGGCTCAGCGATGAATTGTTTTGGGTCAAGAGCACGAGCAAGAAGTACACATCCCTGGAAGCTGCCAAGAAGGCGGTGCTGAAGAGCAGGGACTTGAAAGGAGAAGATGAATGACAGGACGAGAACTACAAGACTACATCGAATGGCTAGGGGTCCCACGCGGGGAGCTGGCCAACTACCTGGGCGTGGACTACCGAACCATGTCGCGTTGGCTCAATGGCGAGACGCCTGTGCCGCGCATGCTGGAGATCATCATCAAGGCCGGGGCAATCCGGGTTGAGGATATCCAAGAGACGGTGACCAAGCGAAAGATTGTCTGATGAGAAAGCGCAGCAAGTACCGGCCCCGGGGCGTGATCCCTGATCCGTTGTCCTATGTCCTTGGTGGGATGAAGAAGGTCGGGTCGATCAGTGCTGGCACTGATTTGATGATCAAGAACCACAGTTGTCTGGATGCTATTCGCAGGGGCGAGGCGACGAGGGATGACATTGACGTGGTGATTGCTGCGCTGAACATGACAGAGGCGTTAGCTCTGATGCGCATTGGTGAAGACTGGCAGGTTGAGATTCGGGCCGCGCAGGACGCTTTGTACGCTGTGGGAAGCAGAGGAGCGGAGACCGGCAGGTTTATTTTGCGTGGACCCGAACTCAACTCATTGAATCTCGGCATGGAGATTCATGATGCTCAGTTAGCAGTCTGTACTGTATCAGAGTTGGAGAAGGCGATTGATCTGGTGCGCAAGACAATCGTTGCGAAGAAGGCGCGACCGATAGTAACTAGAAAGGAAAACCATGAAGCAAAAACGATTGACTGAGGAAGAGTACAAGGGGTGGTGGCCCTTTGAGCGCTTGGACCCCAAGCGGTTTCCCGAGACCACTGAAAAGAAAACTGCATACCCAACTGACGCTGAGGAAGCACCACTATGAAACCAATAGCCCAAAAAACATTGAACATGATCCAGTACTTCAAGGATCATCCTGAGGTCTCCGTGGCCAAGGTGGCCAAGAAGTTTAAGACAAACCTCTCTTACACCTACAAAATCCGCGCTCGAGCGCGTGAGGAATCTTGGCAGCCGCCTGAGCTGTTGGATACACCGGAGACGCTTGACGAGGCTTTTGGCGTGTCCCTGAAGGACGTACCGGATCACCCGGCAGACGAGGCCACCCGCAAGGCAATTGAAAAGGCCAAGCAGACGGACGTGGACACGGTCCTCGACACGCGTGCCCTGGACTACGGCAAGTTCAAAGACGGCGCTGCGCTCATGCAGGCAATGAAGCGGGCCATGGCTGAGCATGCGCAGAAGCATGGCAAGACGTTCGCAGACGACCAGTGGGAGGCGCTGGAGATGATCGTCCACAAGATTGGCCGCATCGTCAACGGCAACCCTGACAAGGTCGATCACTGGACTGACATTGCTGGCTACGCCAAGCTGATCGCTGACCGCCTCGAGGGGAACGCACGATGAGCCCGTTTGGAGAAATGAGAAATTACGCAGCCAATTCGCAAGCCATTCAGGGGGGCAGTGGCCCCATTGGGTACCAGGAGACGGCCAAGCGCGAGGAAAGCGGACTGATGCGCGAGCTCCAGTACATGGATAAAAACCTCAGCGCATTGATGTGCAGCATCGACTTGCTGCACAACATACTCGCTCCTGTGCTGCTCCCACAGTCTGAGACGACACCAGGACTTCGCAACGGGCCAGCCTCTGGCTCGAGTTTGACCATGCAATTGGCTTCTTTCAATGGCATCCTGTCAGATCAACTCACCCGGCTTGATTCACTCACACAAGGACTTGACCTATGAACAGCTTCTTCATTATTGGCGCTGGCCTTTGGGTCATCGCTGCGTGGCTCACGCACATTGTGGTCTGTTTGAAAACCGCTTCGTGGGGCTTCCTTGTGGCAGGGGCACTTCTGGTCCCCATCGCTTGGATTCACGGTACGGGCCTCTGGTTCGGGTGGTTCTGATGAAAAAGATCACCCCTGAGGAAGCGCGGTCCTTGGTCCTTGCTCAGTTGCGCTTGCATGGGTACAAGGGTCGCACGTCTGAGCTGGCGGAATGGACGGGCCTGCCGTCCTCTGTCGTTCGCCGTGCGGCTTTGTACTTGGCAACCAATCAGCAGATCGTGGCGGTGTTGTTGCCTGGGCGGGGGAAGGGGGAATACCTCTTTCACCTGCAGCAGCTTGACCTATTCGAGGATGGCCAGAAGCCGCAAGGCTTTTGGGAGCGCATCAAGGGATGGTTCAAATGAGCCCGCTCATTCGTGAGTATGTGGACTACGTGCCCTTCAACCCGGTGGAATACATCTGGATTGATTTTGCCAGTGGGCCACTGCCCACGGATGCAAGTGCCAAGGCACTCAGCGAGAAACTAAAGACTTTTCAATATGGCCTGAAAACCACCACGGTGGCGGAATGGCCACTGCCGTTTGAGAAGATGTGCCTGCTTTTGCCTGTAACGACTCGGGGGTCCACCGTTCGGCAGGGGGTGATGGTGGTGACGCTTGAACGACACGACGACGCAATGACTTTTCAACTGTGGGCTAACGCCGAGAAGCACAAGTCATGCGTTTTAATTACTACCACTGGAACCTTCTACGGCCCGGAAACCAAGGCCCGGGTGTCGCCAAACTACTCTATCGCCGTGGACAAGTCTTTGCAGGATTGTGCAGAGCATGGTCGGGAGGCGCTTACGGTGGCTATGAGAAAGATTGTTGCCATGGCCTTGATAGGGGACTCAACGGCAACTGCTGCTAAGCCCTCCTACATAGGCAGCAAGTTCCTGAATGAGAAGCGGATCAAGAAGGGCAAGCGCCCGTTCTTCGACTGGACCACGATCACCGTTGAGCCGCGTGCGCCATCGCAATCTTTGGGCGGCACACACGCCAGTCCCAAGCCGCACATGCGCCGTGGTCATGTGCGTCGGTTAAAGAGCGGGAAGATCGTGATGGTCAAGAGCATGATCATCAACAAACACAAGATGCCTGAGGAGGGCTTCGTGTTCCATGACTACGTCATGGGAGCAGCAGCCACTCCCTGATTGAATCGACCGCCTCCCAGAACAGCTCTGGGTAGGACTTCTCGCTGTCTTCCGGCTGGATCAAAAACTCCAGCCGACCTTTGCACATCGTAATCTTCACTTCGCTTCTCCCCAGCTAGGGCCCACTTCCACATCACAGCGGCTGGGCACCTGCATGTTGACCGCCGTGGACATGATGTGTGCGCCTTCCTCGGCCTCCGCTTTGGTGGCCACGCTCAGCGCCAGCTCATCATGCACCTGAAGTATCGGGCGCATCCCGGCCTTTGCCAAGGCCACCATGGCCGCCTTTGTCTGGTCTGCCGCAGAACCCTGGATTAAACGGTTGAGGCCTTTGTACGTGCCCGCACGCTTGATCCGTTGTCCGTATTCAATGACGGCCTGCTCACGTGGTAAGGCCTTGTTCACGCCCCACTCCATAGGTTCCCACAGCGGGAAGCGGCATTTGCGGCCCAGGAGCGTGCGGATTGATCCGCCGCTGGCCGGGTGGTCGATGCGCTTCATGACGGCGTTGACGGTGCCCTTGAGGAACGGCACGTTCTTGTGGAACTGATCGATCAGCTCAGAAGCCTCATCCAGGCTCAAATCTAGCTGCCCTGCGAGCTTATTTTTGCCCATCCCATACATGAGCCCCAACCCGATCGTTTTGGCCGCCTTGCGCTTGATTCCAGCCATGTCTGCGACCATCTGGTGGAAGTCGGTGTTCGGGTCGGTGTTGTACGCTGCGACCATCTTGTCCGCCCCCGGCAGGTCCAGGAGGCTCGCATAGTGAACCAGCAGGCGCGGTTCTTGGGTGCTGAAGTCGTTGGAGGCCCACAGCTGCCCTTCCTCTGGCAGGAACAGGCTTCGCACCATGGGGCCGATGATCTCGTGGCGGGCCGGAACCTGCTGCAGGTTGGGGTTGGCCATGGATAAACGTCCAGTAACCGTGCCGCCATCATCTGAACGCATCTGGTTGACGTGCGGATGGATGCGCCCCGTGGCCTTGCTGAAGTCCATGTAAGGCTGCAGAAAGGTGCTGTGGGTTTTGTTGACCTCCCGGGCCTCGACGATCATCTTGGCCAGCGGGTGCTCGCAGGCGTCCAGGAACCCCTTGGTGAAGCTCGGAAGACCGTTGCTGGTCTTGGCGTACTGAATGCCGAGGCGATCAAATGCCTGGGCCACGGACTGTGCCGCCCAGACATCGACCTTTTGTCCCACTTGCGACTTCATCTCTTGGAGCAGTTGCTGCTCCCTTTTCCGCATGTTGTCAATTAACTCTGCACATTTAGTTCGGTCAAAGCGGATGCCCTGGCGCGTCATGTTCAGCAGCACAGGGAATACTTCTGTTTCCAGATTGAAGATGTGTTCTACGTCTTCTATACGCAGTTTGGCCTTGAAGTTCTGCCACAGCTTCAAGGTCAGCGCAGCGTCTTGCTCGGCGTACTCGCCGACATACATCGCCGGGAGCTTCCAGAGTTCCTTTTTAGGATGGACACCGAAATCGGCTGCGGCCTGCTTGAGGCCCTGCTCACTCTTGACTTCCTTGAGGTAGTCAAAGCCAAGGGCATTGAGGCTGTAACTGAATCGGTTCTCATCAAGAATGGGAGCGGCGAGCATTGTGTCGTATATCGTTCCATTGATGCTGAATCCATTTGCCTGAAGCCACCCGGCGTCATAGGCGGCGTTGTGCATGATTTTGTCGGCGGGGGTGAGGAGGACGTCCCGTATCCAGCGTTCCACAAGGCGTTTATCGAGGTTACCCCCACCGCCATGAGCAACAGGAAAATACCCAGACCAGCCTTCGACTGCGATTGCGTAACCAACAATGTACCCATCGTTGCGAGGCCAACCGGGACCCATAGATTCCATATTCGGGTCGCACGTTTCGAGGTCAATTGCAATCTCCTTCGCTTCAGACAGATTGGGGAATGATTGGGGCGGGACCCACTCAGTGGGGTTCGGGAACATCGGGATGGTTCTCACAGGCGGAATCCTTTTTCTATGTGTTTGGGCAGGATCAGATGCAAAGACTTTTTGGCGCGGGTAATGCCCACGTAGAAAAGCCGGTGTACGTCGTCTCCGTTCCTCTGTAGTTCGAGTGCAAATTTTGGTGACAGGTCCATAAGCAGGATGACGTTGTCCGCCTCCCCGCCTTTGGCCCCATGGATGGTGGACAGCTTGATGCGGTTGACGCTCGAGAGCTTGGTCTTCCTGCGCAGCACAGCGATCAGGTAGTCGCGCTTGTCCTCAGGGATGCGGGTCAGGGCCTCGTGCCAAATGGGCGCATTCAGCAGGCCGTGGTCGCGCTTGAGGTCCTCGAGGAAGTAGATCACCTCTGGGTCGCCATTCTTGAAGGCCCGGTGTCCTCGGGCAACGAGCTCTGCTCCGAGGTACTTGTAGATGTTCTTGACCTCTTCGTAGTTGGCATCCTGTCCCGAGCGAAGGCGCTCCCATATCACCACGGCCTTGACCATCTGCGTGTTGAGACTAGGGACCCCAGATCGCTCGAACAGGAGTCCTTGACTTTTGAGCCATTCATGTACCGGATTCAGCATGTAGTTGGCTGCAGCCATGATGAGCCAGGATTCGTCGTTGAGGGCCACGTCCTCGAATCGGTAGTAGGTCTTGACCTCGCCTTCAAAGTCTCGGGACTTCCATTCCTTGGGCTGGCGTTCCTTGATGCGGTGGACGATTCGGTCGGCCAGGGCATGGACGGTGCTTGGGACGCGGTACGACTGATCGAGCACGGTGATCTGGCCTTGGAAGGACAGAAAGCTCTTGACATCAGCACCTGCCCACGTGAATACTGCCTGATCGTCGTCTCCGGCGAGGAAGGTCCGTTTCGCCTTCGCAGACAGGGCCTCAACCATTTGCCACTGCAGGCGGCTCAAATCCTGAGCCTCATCCACAATGAGCACGTCAAGCGAGGGGAGCCGGTCGTGCTCCACGACGATCATTTCCAGCAGGTCGGTGAAATCCAGCAGGTCCCTGGAGCGCTTGTAGTGGCGGTAGGTCCGCTCCACAAACTCAAAGTGGTACCACTCGATGTCTAGGCCGCACTGGTTGTAGTGCTGCCGCAGGTCCACGCCCTTAATCCGGGCGAGGTTGATCTGATTCAGGATCGGATTGTCGGCCTTGGCTAGGTCAACATCGTCTTCGGTTCCCATGCTGATCTCAATGCCTGCCTCGGCGGCGAACTCCCGGTAGTGCTCCGGCTGCATGATCATGTCGGCCTTGATGGCGAGGCATCGGAATGCCAGCGAGTGCAGAGTACGGAAGAACGGAAAATCCGTCTTGGGGTTCAGTTGTGGGAACTTGGCGATGGCGCGGTCCCGTGCTTCGTTGGCTGCTTTTTTGGTGAAGGAGAAATACCCGATCTTCATGGACGGCACGCCGTCTTCGAGTTCCTTCTCCACCCGGTTCAGCAGGTAGGTGGTCTTGCCCGCCCCGGGCGGGCCGAAGATTTTGTGAATCTCACTCACTGCACCACCTTGATCGTGTTCTTTGCGGCCCATTCCAGGGCAACTGCCACGTCGATGTACTCCTCAGGCTGGATCACGTCCACCATGATGCCTGTGGGCGTATTGGTGAGCTTGATCAACCCCATGCCGTACAGCATGGCGTTGTTTGCAGCGATGGCGAAGATGGACTCGATGTCCTCTTCCGTCATGTTTGCCCCCTTGCTCGGATGGCGTTGGCAACCCCGCTTGGGCAGGTATCACAGCGCGGCTCGTATGCCTCGGCCACCTTCGCACACGCCTCACGCTCTGCCAGCACAACCAGTTCAACCAGCCCGCAAAATTGAGTTGTTCGCTGGTCTTTGGCGCATTGCCTCCAACCTTGTTCAATCATTGCCTCACGCTCTGCGGCGGCGACAAGGGCGGCAAAGCGGCGCAAAGAACCATTGTCACCATCAAAGCCAACAAACCCAGCCTCCCGCGCCATGCGGGTGATGTCTTCTCTGGTCATGCTTGTCCCTTTCCAATCTCAGCAGCAGCCCTGACGATTGCGCGTCTAGTGGCGGCGTAGGGGTCATTGCCTTTAATTTCTCCGGACGGAACTTTTTGTTCGGCGTTATCAACAACTACATTTGCATAAGGTATGTCTTCACCTTTTGCATAAGTCCAACTGTGAAAAATAAATAAATTTAATTTCACCGCCAGCCGTAGTGCATCTCCGTCATCAGTGAGGGGGTTCCAGCATGAATCACCTCCGCGATCATTCCGAATGACATAGCCACCTTTTAGATGTCCTGGTTGAGCAATCATGTAATCAACATCACCTTGAATCTTGTGTCCAGCCGCCTTTGCCGCCAGTTTCAGTAGTTCTCTGTCAGTCATGCTTGTCCCCTTGCTCGGATGTGGTTTGCACAACTGATGCAGGCAGAATCCCAATCGCCTTCAGTGTCATCATCGGCGTTTTCCTCGCACACCTTCGCACACGCCTCACGCTCTGCCAGCACAACCAGTTCAACCAGCCCGCAAAATTGAGTTGTTCGCTGGCCTTTAGCGCATTGCCTCCAGCCTTGTTCAATCATTGCCTCACGCTCTGCGGCGGCGACAAGGGCGGCAAAGCGTTCAAGGATTGCACCGAAAACCATTGCGTTTGTTTGTATCTCATTGAACCCAGCCTCCCGCGCCATGCGGATGATGTCATCTCGATTCATTTTTCACCTCTGTTTAAAACCAAGACGCCGGATTCCAAGTTCGATCAGCATGGCTGCATCCTCAAGACTGTTTTGCGAACTACTCATGCCGGTCTGCCATTCACCGCCAATGCGCTTACCCACCAAGGCGACCGTGACAATCTTGCCATTTTTGGCGTCTTCCAACCACTGCTCAAGCATTGCAATAGCGTCTCCGTTATCAGGTGTCGTGGCTTTAATAAAGGGTTTTACGTTGTCGGTCATGTGTTTTCCTTTGCTCGGATAGCGGTGTCAACTTCATCGCCGGTTAGAACGCCCCACCGTTTTGCGTGAGCTTTTCTGCACAGGCTGCGGTAAACAGCGTCATCAGCCTTTGCAATATCGTCAGCGGTATCAACGTCGTCCAGTAGCATCCAAAGCCGAAGTGATTTTTCGCGCTCATGGGCGATGGCAAGATTTGCAAATCTTTCAATCTCTGCCACCCCCCAGCGATGCGGCTCTGTCCATCCGTCACCGCTTCGCAGCATTCCAGCCTCCCGCGCCATGCGGATGATGTCGTCTCTGTTCAAAATGGGCTCCCTTCAGTGCGTTGGGTGTGGGTGTCGAATGGTGCGTCCTGTTTCTGGAAGCGCGGAATACGCCAACAGCGTACTGTGCGGTTCTTCAGGAACATGCTGATAGGTTCACCGCCCATGTCACGCAGACGCTGAGCCATCTTGGGGGCGGAGAGGCCAATGAAGTTGTTGCGCTTCAAGTGTGCCTCGAGGTCCTTCATGCGGAAATACGTCTTGGCCTCGTCCTCATCCGTCCAGGGGCGGCCCATGATCATCTCTTCACGCACCATCGCTTGTTGCATGTGGGTCGTGAACTCTTCCAGCAGGTCCATGAAGCGCCCGGTGACGCTTGTGTCTTCACTGGCCACAGTGATCTGCTCGGTCTCGACCATCTCCTTCAGGAGGGCGTTGAGCAGGTTTTCCCAATCCTGCTTGCGCAGGGTAGGAGGCACGATGTTCAATCGTTCGAGGCAGGATTTTTGGAAAGCAGCTTGGTTGTAGAGGCTCTCGGTGTCGAGTTCAATGCGACGACCGTTGACATCCAAGAACCAGAGCGGGGGCTCGCTTGCATACTTGGAGAGGGATGCAATCTGAGGAGCGTCTGGGGCCGCAGCCCCGATGCCGAACTTGCGAGTGCGACAGAGTCCAGAATTGCAAAAACCGTTGAGGGGTGCGTCTTTGCACTTGTAGTGGTAGTCCTTCTTACCGGCCTGTTTGAGTACCAGCTGGACTTCATTGTTGGGCAAAGGGGGAGCCACATATTTGAAGTTGTATTCAACCAGCTTATCTTCCCAGGAACCTGGGTGCGCCCGCTTGAGATAGACCCCAATGTTGAATAGTCCATTATTGCGGGTGCCCTCTGGGAACCCTTGCGCACATAGCGCTTGTAGGCAAGGAGGGCCGTCTTTGATGGGACTCTCAGCTTGCTTAGGTGGCTCTGGGAAATTAAGCGGTAGCTCTTGCACCGCCGCATCGTACAGACCATAGAATTCTTCCAGAGTTGCCGCAGACCCATCCGGGTTGATCGCGTAGCGAAGCCCTGCGTCTCCGCCAAAGTACGGAAGGTTGAGGAAGTTGCCGGTGTCTCCTCGGTCCACGAGTATCTCAGCCTGTTTTGGAAAAATTTCACGTCCGGCCTCGCCAAGAAGGGCCGCCGCATTTTTGAGGTATGTCTGAAAATCTCGAGCTGGCGCAGGTTCTTTGGTAAAGAGAAAAACATGTGCTCCTCCTGACTTGCTACGGCAAACGACCAGCGGCAGCTTCAGCTGCGCGACTCGCTCAACGAGACCTTTGTGGTCCAGAGGGTACTGGTCAATGTCAACACAGCCCCAGATGCAGGTGTTATCAGACCTGATCGGGATAATTCCAAGACTCGGTTCAACACCCTCGAGGTGCTTGATCCAGAGGTCGTCTGTCGGGGGCTTGCGCACAACTGTCGCCTGCCCTGCTTGCTTTCCATCTCCGCGCTCCGCTTTTATTTTGTACGTTCCATAGGCGATGTCCAACCCTGTGAAGATCGCCTTGAATCTTGTTATGTCTGTCATCTTGCCCTCTATGAAAGGTGGGGGTACTCGCTGCGTCTGTTCTGGATATGCCCTTTAGACAGCACCTGCCTCCAGCATCCGCTTTCCCCCCGGAAATCAGAACGGTGCAGGTCCGTTGTCCACGGCCCCTTCGGATTCGTGCTTGACCTTGACCTCACCGGCCTTGATCTGATCAGCGAATGCCTTGGCAGCGTGATACTGATTCATGTCCTCGATGGGACCCACCTTTTCAATCTCCCATCCGTACCACTTGCCCTTGTCGTTGGACTCGGCTTGCGTGGTCAGGCGATACACATGGCTGTACATCGGAGGGGTGAACGGACCGTTCTTGCCCATGAGCTTGGTGCTCATCATCATGCTGTTCCACTTGCGCGACTTCTTCAGTTGCGTAGACTTCATGACGATCAGGGCAGGCTCAGGGATGCCGCTCTCGTTGATGACCATCACATAGTGGTTGGCCGTGTTCTCAACGTAGTTGCCGTTTTCCAGGAAGTCTTTGCTTTCCCCCGGCTCACGGTGCGTGCGCGAGAGGATGTCGGACGTTGCCGGATAGATGGCGATGGGTGCGCCGCTGCCAGAGCCGCGAGGTGCCCATTCGATGTACTGACGCACATAGGCCACAGGGATCACCGTGATGCCGTCTTTGCCGTTGTACAGCTGTCCGGTCACACTGTTCATGATGAACCCAGGCATCGCGCCGTCCACCTCACCCACTTCAGGGCTGGTGCTGGTGAGCAGCTTCAGGAACGGAAGCGCAAAGTCTTCCTGGCCCATGCCGTCAAAGCCACTGTTGGCGTCTTGCTCGAAATCGCTGGCCAAAGCCAGTGCATATTCCTTGGTCTCGGCGACCGCAACTTGATTCTTGCTCATTTTCAATTTCCTTTTTTCATGCTGATTTGATGGTAGCTTTTTGGCCAACGTGAACTCCAAAAAGCTCAGTGGGTAGCTCGTTGCCTCGCTCCACTTGCTCGCGAACCCAGGCCTTGAGGGTCTGGGGTTCGATCTTCTGCGCTTGCTCAACAGGGTAGTTTTGCTCACGCAGTTGATTCAGTAGTGTCTCGCACAGGCCGTCTTCTCCACGGCCAAAGCGCACAGACACAGTGTTCTTGATGATGTCATCAAAGCCACGCTCGCGGAGCCACTCGAAGGCCTCAGCACGCTTTTCCTCGGGGATGCTGGCACCGTAGAAGGGTTTCACAGTGATCTGACTGCCGTCAGTCATTTTGAACTCCTTCAAGCCCAGCTCCTGCAACATGGCAGGGATGGTCTCCTCGAGCAACTTGCGCTGCTGCTTCTTGCGCTCATCAAGGATAGCCTCGATGTCGATGATTTCTTTCTCAAGCTCTTTCGCACGCTTGGCCAATGCGCCAACAGAGGACAGGTCCTCGTCTTTGACTTGCAAGGCACCAGCGTCTTGCTCAAACATATCGGTGAATTTAGTCATCTCTTTCTCCATTCTCGGTGATGTCAATCTTAACAGGGATGTACAGCTTCTCGCGGCGATCCCACTTCAAAGCTGTGAAGCGGCCAGAGTTATAGAAAGCAGCTATCGAGCAGGCCAAACCGATAGCTACAGGGTCCCCTGTCAGTAACAGGAAATCCTGATCCTTGTAATCCCGCAGCTTGCGCCGCAGGGTCCGAACCGTGGGGATCGTACTGAATGCGATTTGGGTGTTTGAAGGTAGCAAGACCTTCATTTCCCCGAAGCGCATCGCAGGAGCGATGTCATGATTCGGCATCTCTTGAACAACAAATACGGTGGGCACTTTACGCTCTCCTTTCTCAAACCGTGCTCATAGTGTACACTACTTCGCAGGGTTGTCAACACCCTTTTTCAAGAAAGGAAGAAAGAAATGCAATATTTTTTGGAGCAGTACCCATTCAAGAACCAGCCGTACCTGCATCAAGCAGCGTACTTGCAGCGCTTTTGGGAGGACGAGAGTGTAGCTCTGTTTGCGGACATGGGCACGGGCAAATCATTCATGCTGATCAACAACGCTGCGATGCTCTACGACAAGGGCAAGATCAACGCGATGCTGGTGATCGCACCGAAGGGCGTGTATCGCAACTGGTATACAGGGCAAATCCCTGAGCACATGCCTGCACACATCACCTACACGATGGCGTGCTGGTCACCCACGCCACGTAAGGCGGAGCGCGAAGAGATGGATCGCATGCTTAACGCAGTGGACACGCTGCGCATCTTGGTGATGAACATCGAGGCATTCAGCACGGAGAAGGGCGTCAACTTTGCCAAGACCTTCCTGCGGGTCACCGATGCCTACATGGCCATCGATGAGAGCACCACCATCAAAACTCCGAATGCCAAGCGCACGAAGAGCGTGATCAAGGTGGGCAAGGAAGCGCGGTATCGTCGCATCGCCACAGGCTCACCAGTGACCAAGTCACCCCTGGACCTCTACAGCCAGTGCGAGTTCCTGTCGCCTACGTGTCTCAACTACTTCAGTTATTTCGCCTTCCAGGCGCGGTACGCGATCCTCGTCGAACGCAAGCTGCCAACCCACACCTTCAAGCAGATCGTTGGCTATCGCCACCTGGATGAGTTGCAAAAGAAGCTCAACGGTTTTAGCTTCCGCGTGACCAAGGAGGAATGCCTGGACCTGCCTGACAAGGTGTTCACCCGCCGAGAGATCGAGCTCACCGATGAGCAGCGCAAGGCGTATGACCAGATGAAGCTCATGGCCCTGACCTTGATCGACGGCAACCTCATGTCCACCAACAACGCCCTGACCCAGATCATGCGTCTGCATCAGATCGTCTGCGGCCACGTGAAGTACGACGACGGTAGGCAGGAGGACATCCCTAGCAACCGAGTCAAGGAGCTGCTGTCCACCGTCGAGGAATGCACCGGCAAGATCATCATCTGGGCCAACTACCGCCGCGACATTGAGAACATCAAGAAGGCGCTGGCCGAGGCTCACGGCATGACCACGGTGGCCACCTACTACGGCGACACCGAAGCTGAGGAGCGACAGGAGATCGTCAACCGGTTCCAGGACCCGGAGAGCGACCTGCGGTTCTTCGTTGGCAATCCCCGCACTGGTGGCTATGGTCTGACCTTGACAGCTGCGCACACCGTGATCTACTACAGCAACAACTTCGACCTGGAAGTGCGGCTGCAGAGTGAGGACCGGGCCCACCGCATCGGGCAAACCAACAAGGTGACCTATATCGACTTCATCAGCCCGGGCACCGTGGACGAGCACATCGTCAAGGCGCTTCGCAACAAGATCAACATCGCCTCGCAGGTGCTTGGCGAAGACCTCAAGGAGTGGATCAAATAATGCAACTCGTACCCTTTCACCGCCGCTACGTTTACGAACGCCTTCACCGCATCGACAGGGCCTCGGGCCGCGTTTATCAGTCCGTGAACGTAGACATACCGATGCCGAGTGTGACCACCATTCTGGACAGCACCAAGGACAAATCATCGTTGAAGGCCTGGGAGGATCGGGTAGGCAAGGAGCAGGCAGACAAGATCAGGAATGATGCTGCAACAGTCGGCACGCACATGCACAATGTCATCGAACGATTACTCCTGAATCGACCGCTAGAGGTCCCCCGCACATGGCTGCATGTCAAGGGCTACCGCATGGGGCATCAGCTCATCGAGCACTTCTTTCCGCATGTGGATGAGGTCTGGGGCACCGAGGTGTCGCTGTACGTCCCTGGCGCTTACGCTGGCACGTCTGACTGCGTTGGGGTCTACAAGGGAAAGCCCTGCATCATCGACTTCAAGCAGACCAACAAGCCGAAGAAGCGGGAGTGGATTGAGGACTACTTCATGCAGCTTGCCGCGTACTCGGAAGCGCATGACAAACAGCATGGCACGAAGATCGACAACGGCGTCATCATGATGATGTGCCAGGATGGTACGCCCCAGGAGTTTGTCACCGCTGGCCGGGAGTTCGATCAGTACAAGGACATGTGGTGGCGGCGCGTAGAGCAGCACCAAAAAAAGAGCCAAGGTCTTGTGGACCCTGGCTCAAGTGCCATCATTCAGGAGACCGTCGATAAAACATGATGGCAACTGCAACTTACTTCGCAGCGCGAATGTTGTCTACCATGTTGGGGTAGGGGCGACCAGCTTTTTTAGCTGCCGCCTTTGCCGCTGCCTTCTTGGCAGGGCTGAGCTTCTTTGGTGCTCCGAGGGCCTTGGGCCTCGGTTTTTCCCACACTGGTTTTTTCGTCATGTTACCCTCACCCATTCTGGTTTGCCGTTACCTCGGCTGAAGTGCGGCGTGTCCACAAGTTTTCTGCCGTTGCCGCCCCATGAGTTCAGGGGATGCAGCGACTCCCAATAAGCCCCCAGGGGAGCCAATGCCTCTTTGTCGTACACCAGCTTGCCGTCCTTGAAGAAGTTCAAATCCACGGCACGGCGGGTCAGGTGCAGCGAGTCCATGGTCTGGCTGCGGCCAGTCTTCATGTAGACCGCTTGCTGTTCCGGGGTACGGGCCAGCTCTCCGCCGGTAACCATAAACCCTTGGGCCGTGGCAAACTGCACGAGCTTACACATGTCCAGCAGGAACGCCGCTTGTTCTTGGCTGAGGCTCATTATTTGTCCCCCTTACGCATTTCCATGACCTTCTCAACGGTACGACCGCCAAAGTAGGCTGTCATGACCAGCATGCCCCACTGGCCCAGAAGGGACACATAGGACTCGTTGACGTTGATGCCTGCCGCGCTCAGAGCTGCGAACAGCAAATAGGCGCTCAGGATGTACACGAGGGTCATGGGGCGGATGTTTTTGGACAGCCAAGAGTCAGAGGCCATGTCCGCCTTCCAGCGGTCGCTGACGTTGTTTTCCTGGTTCATCTGTGCGGCCAGCAGGGCTTTCAGTTCTTCTTGTTCCAACCGCGCCTTTTCAATCCCAAGCTCCAACAGGCGCTCTTCATGGTCATACTGCAGCTGACGCAGCTTGGCGACCTCGTCCGGGGACGGGTTGTCAGAAATCTTGACGCCGAGTTTGTCCTCAACCACCTGCTTGCCCTTGGCCTGGATGGCGCTTGCCAATAGACCAAGTCCGTTTTCAGCAAGCGTTCCAAGTAATGCGCCTACGATTGGAATCATTGTTTACCTTTCACATCTTTCAATCAAATCCCGGTACTTGCCAATCTTGCTGGTGATCCGTTCGTTCTCTAGCCTGAGCTTTTGCATGTCGATGTACATGAACATCATCACCGGCAGCATGATGGCAAACAGAAACGCCATGATAGTTAGACCAACCAGACACCCAATCGATTCTTCTGGTACAGCATCACTGACCACACCAGGGCGACTAGATACGCCAGCATAACCAGAACGATTACCACCTCCAGGGCCACCTCTTGCATTTGATCGATTCTGACCCTGCGTTGCCATTCCAGTTCCCTCTGCATCTGTTCGGCTAGTTCCATCTCCCGTTCATGTTCCTGTTCCAACCGATGCACTGTTGCCTCAAAGTCTGCCCAGAATCCACCCGGTAGGCCCAACTCATAGACGATCATGTTGCGCAGTTGTTCATATTGTTGGCGCAATTCGATCTTCCTCGCCACCTCTTCAAACGCTAGAACCTGCAGGGACTTGCCCTTGGGCGGGTTCTTCTTAACCTCCAGCTCAGCCTTCTTCAACTCCTGCGTATGCTCAAGTACCTTGCCGACATGGTGGGTGACTTGGCTCGTCAGGTCTGCTACTTCCTTTCCTGCGGCCTGGGCTTCCTTAACCAAGGCACAAAGTTTCCTGACGCCAGAGATAGCGCCACTAACCATAGTAAAGGCGGTAACAGGATCCACATGGTTATCTCAAGTGACGGAGTTTGTACAGAGCGCTTAGGAACGTCTCCACAGCCGTGTCAATTAGGTTCTGGATGGCGGTGTCTTTCTTGTCTACCGCGTCGTAGCGAATTTTTTCAATGTCATCCAGCAGCTTTTCCAGGGCCTTGACGGGGTCCTCTTCGTCAATCATCGGCAGGTACGGAATCTCAATAATCCCGTTGCGGCCCTGATAGGCTTCGGTGATGCTGTCGGCGTTGTCAATGATTCCCGTGTAGAACTCGCCCAGTGCGGAGTGCTTGGCAAAGCTCCCAGGACCGGTGACGCGCAGATGCGCCCGGTGCGCATACTCCCGCGCCAGGAACATCGTGCCAATCATGCGTCCAATCATTTCCATTGCTTACTCCGTTCTTACTGCTGTGGCTTTTGGGCCATGAGTTGCCGTTGTTGCAGCAACGCACTGATGGGGTCGTTCGGGAACATGGCCGGATACATCAAAGGTATCTGATTTGCGCCACCGCCCTGCTGCACTTGCGGCGTGGTCGGCATGCGGGGGTTGAAGTCCGTGCCACGGGTGGGCGGTGCCGGGGGCAACTGACGCAGCATCTGGCTGGCGCTTGTTCCACGTGAAACAGGCAGTCCTGCCATGCCAGCAACCGGGGATTTCTTCCCCTCCTGCATGAGATCGCCTGCCTCTTGCGCCGCACCACGGACCGGGGCCATCGTAGCGTTGGTGATCACGGACTTCGGAATGCCGATGCTTTCCAGCGCCTTGGTGACCTTGGCGGCGTCCTTTGGCGTGCTGATGTGGGTGATCTGCTTGGCAAACTCTTCGCTTTCCAGTGCCCGGGTAAAGATGCGCTTGTACAGCTGGTTCTCCAAGCTGCCTGTCATGCGCACTAACAGGGCCAGGGCACCCGTCTCGGGGGAGATGCGACCCACCATTGCTTCGCGGGCCGTGGTCGTCAGGAATTGAATACCGGTGCCAAACGTGCGGCGCAAGGCCTCATCCATCGACTCAAACGCCGGAATCTGGCCGGTCACATTGGCAAATGCATTCACCCGACGCTGGAGATCAGCCAGGGTCTTCAGGTTGTCCAGATGCTCGGTCCCGCCAAACAGCACCTTCAACGCCCGCTCGTTGTTGTCCAGGAACGACTTCAAGCCGCCGCCGCCCTGGGCACCCTGGGTAGCGATGTCGTACACCGAACGGCGCAGCGCATCCACCATCTCGGGGTTCGGGCTCATGGCGTCCACCAGCTTGCGCATGATGGCCGGATCCTTCAATGCATCCTGGAGCACGAGACGCGGGTCAGCCTCGGGGCGCACGGCCTTGGCCAGTACCCGGTCCAGTTCGTTGTCCTGAGCAGCCGTGGTACGGCGGTCCAGCTCGCCCAGGCGCTTGACGTAGTCATCAGCCAGGGCTACTTCGTCGTTGAGCTTGGCTTTGATGTTGTCTGGCAGGGCGTCAACAATGTTGCGGTTCTTGTCCAGCACCGAGCGCAGCATCTTGGGATCCACGATGCCGTCCTTGTTGACGACATTCTTGGAACGCAGCCAATCAATCGTGCCCTTCATCAACAGGTCCGCAGACTGCTGATCAGGGCCAAGGATGGCGGCTACGCTCCGCAGGCTTTCGACGTTCTTGAATGCGTTGCGCAGCAGGTCTTCGTTAGGTAGCAAGTACTCACGCCCACCGCGCTTGACCTGGGTCATCAGCAGGGGCAACGTGCTGTCATAGACGCTCTTGTAGTCGTCGATGAGGGTCTTCATCGCCTCGTACTCGCCCTTGAGCCGTGGCGCGTGGCCCAGGACCAATTTCTCAACATCCCGGAACACTGCATCACCGGTATCCATGATGCGCTGCGCATCCGTCTGGCGCACCCGGTTGTTTCCGAGCATCGCGGCGTTGTACTTGTTCAGCGAGTCATTGCGGAAGCGCTGGGCTGCAGTCAGGTAGTCCAAAGCCTCAGGCGTGTTCAGATCAATCCGAGTGCTGTCAGAAGCGATGCGAGCAGCATCCTCACGTAACTGTGCGGGGTTGATTACGATCTTGCGACCAGGGATGATGGAGGGGACAGAAATGTTGCCCTGGGCATCGGGCTTTGGAGCCAGTTCCGCGAGCCCCGGTGTACGCTTGCCGCCACGAGGTTTTTCACCCTTGACCAGCGTCATCACAGAATCGCGCAACGCGGTCATGACCTCGGGATCCAACTCCCGGCCCATTGCTCCAATCTGCTGCGCTAACGCATCATCAACAAGACTGGTCAAAGCCTGCCCTTCCAGACGCTCACGCTGACGCAACTGTCCCTGAACAAAGTTGTCTAGGAGACGAATTGGCTCAGGCATCGGCGTGCGCAGGGATGGGCGCTCGACCTTGTACTTCTTGATTAGCTCAAGCACGGCCTGTTCCATGTCCTGCGACTGGAACAACGATTTCCCATCTTCCCGGGTAGGCAGCGGAGTTCCGTCAGGAGCGGTAGCTTGTTTGAGTCCCATGCGGGACAGGACGTTCTGCCGCATGCTGTTATCCGCTTCCATGCGAGCTTGGATCACGCCGCGCAACTCATTGTTGAGCATGTCCAGGTTCTGCGGCCCGAGGCGCTCGGCCACTGCCAAAACCTCAGCGTCGGTCATGTCCTTCTTCTGGCGCAGCAGGCCTTCAAAGAAGGCCAAGCGGTCTGCCTGTGCTGCTTGAAACGCGGTCATGGCCTCTTGACGTGCCTGAGGTGCCAGCCCGACAAACAGATTGTTCAGGGCTTCCTGGTTCTGGTTGATGCGTTGTTTAACGCTTTCCAGTTCCTTGGGACCCAGTTGTTCCAGCAGCTTCAGCTTTTCCTGCACCAGCGGCGCATACATCGTCTTCTCAGCCGCATCGAACACGAAGCCCGCCTCAGAGAAACGCGGATCAGCCATGGCCTTTTCCAAAGCCATCAACGCCTCTTGCGCTTCCTTGCTCTCGGCGATGGGGCCGAATACCTGCGTCAGCTTGCGCTCAGCATTCTTGATCAGCATCTTGGGGACGATGTTGACCAGAGGCAATCTCCAGCCAGAAGGAGCGGCACCCAGTACTTCTTTTTCAATATCGCTCAGGTTTGCATTCGGCCCGGTCACTTGTTCTTTGGTCCACGCAGCGGCCTTCGCGGTGGGCGACAGATTGAGCAGTTTCTTGCCCGCGCCCATGGTGCCAGACAGCGCCAACGGCACACCAATGAAAGCGGCGGTGGGCAGCAGTTCTTTGTACAGCGCCTTGCTAGGGTTGGCGTCGTCTACGTTTTCTTCGATAGCCTGACGCAGGCCTTCCCAGCCAGCACCAAACGCCACGTCCATCGCTGCTGCTTGAGCAGTGCTCTTCTGGA